ATTATGTCAATCTCGTATAACTGGACAATTTCAGAAACAAACTATCAAGTAGCAAATGGCTATGTTTTTTGTGCCCATTGGCAAGCCACAGCAGTAGATGGTGAACACACAGCATCTATTTACAGCACTTGCTCATGGGAAGATGGCACAGTTAACACACCTTATGACCAACTGACTCAAGAAACAGTCTTGGGTTGGGTGTGGGCTAATGGTGTTGACAAGACTGCTACTGAAGCGGCTTTGGCGGCTCAGATTGAAGCGCAGAAGAATCCTGTGACTGCTACTGGCACACCTTGGAGTCAAGAATGAATTTAGACCTTGACCAAAACGAAGTGCAATTCATTTTGAATGTGTTGGGTGAGATGCCTGCTAAATCAGGTGTGTGGCCTTTAATCGTTAAAATTAAAGAACAGGCAGAAGCACAACTGCCCAAAGAATCGGAGTAAACATCATGGCTTTAAGCAATCAGCAAGTTTTTGATTATTTTCTAAAAACACCTGGCATGAGTGATGCCCAAATTCTTGCTTTTATGAGGCAGAACGCAGTTAGCCCATCACAGATTGCTTCTACATTCAATATGCCTATTGGCGATATTGTTGCAAGACTTGGTGCTGTTATTCCTCCAAATGAGGCAGTATTGCTTGGCGATACATTTGTTCAACCAAACTATCAAATTATTGGTTCTGGTGAAGATCAACAACTTGGCCCACTTGAAAACATCAATGTTTATAAAACGCCTGGTGGCGTAAACGATAAGATTCCTGTTGGCACAGATGTTAATAGCTATAGTCCAACTGGTAGTCTTCTTGGTACAAGTAAAACCAAAAAAGATTTATCATTCTTTGGTGGAATAGCAGATGCTTTGAAAGACCCATATGTTTTGGCTGCTTTGGCGGCTACAACTGCTGGCGCTACTGGATTATTTAGCGGTACAGGGGCGGCTACTGGTGCAACAGCGGCTGAACTAGCTCAAGCAAATATGGCTTTAGGTGGTGTTGGTGGAACTGCAGGTGCAACTGAACTTGCTAGTGCTTTGGCAACAGGCGCTCCTACAGTAGCCACTACCGCTTTAACAGGTGGTAGCGGTTTGATTACTGGGGCTAATGCAGGTATTACTGCTGAGTCTGTGGCGGCTAAATTAGCGGCTGATGCGGCTGCTAGTGGCTCAACAGGTTTGTTGACAGGGGCTACTACAGGACTTACCACAGGTGCAACGACAGGTGCAACAACTGGAGCAACAACTGGTGCTACCACAGGCGCTACAACTGGACTAACAACTGGTGCTACTACTGGAGCAACAACAGGTCTTACTACAGGCGCTACAACTGCGGCTACAACTGCCGCTACTGCTGCCGCTACAGGTCTTACAACAACTCAAGTAGCTGATTTAGTTAAAACAGGTTTAACAACTGCACAGATTGCTCAATTGTTCTCAGCAGGAGCAACAACTGCGTCAGGTCTTCTCCAACAACAGACATCTAAAGAAGCGGCTCAAAAAGCTCAAGCAATGATTGATGCTGAGACTGCTTCTGCTAAAGCATCTGCTCAGTTTAGACCTATTGGAATGACCACTAGGTTTGGCTCATCTCAGTTTGGTATCGATCCATTAACAGGTCGATTGACAAGCGCAGGCTACACATTAAGTCCTGAAGCTAAAGCGGCTCAAGACCGATTTGTTAAGTTGGCTGAGACTGGTATTCAACAAGCAGAAGGCGCTCAGAAAGCCTTTGAACCACTCCAAACAGGCGCTCAGAGCTTGTTTAAACTTGGTGCAGGTTATCTTGCTGAGAAACCTGAAGACGTTGCTAAGAACTATCTTGCTCAACAATTACAGTTACTGCAACCTGGTCGTGAGTTGGAATTAGCTAACTTGCAAAACAAACTGCAACAACAAGGTCGTGGCGGTCTGTCTGTTGCTCAAGGTGGCACTTATGGGGCTACTACTCCTGAGTTGCAAGCTTTGTATAACGCTCGTGCAATGCAAGAGGCTCAATTGGCGGCTCAAGCACAACAAGCGGGTCAACAAAACGTCTTGTTTGGTGCGGGTTTATTGGGTCAAGGTAATACCGCTATGGGTAACTACTATGCTGGTCAACAAGCGGCTTATGCTCCTTACACGACTGCAATGGGACAGGTTACAGGGCTTGAGGCTTTGGGACAACAACCTTTCACAATGGGTACGGCTCTTGGTCAACAAGTATCTCAAGCAGGCGCTAATGTTGGTCAATTAGGACTTCGTGGTGCTGAACAGAGTGTTGCTTTGGCAACTGGTAGAGCCGCAACTACTAACCCTTATGCCACATTATTGGGTGGTGTTGGCGCTTCTGATGCACTTGGTCAAGTGGTTGGTGGAATGTTTAGTGGTGTTCCAGCAACAACTGCTATGAGTGCATTACCAACAACATTTGGTACTGGTAGCTATTACGGCAATCAAGACCTCGGATTATTCTTGTAAGGATTCATCATGGCAGAAAATATCGTAGCGGGTCTGTTTGGCATGACTCCACAAATGTATGGTGAGCAACAGCGTAGAAGTGCTTTGCGTGAGGGTGTTGAACTTGCACAATTAGACCCCGCATCTCGTGGTGCGGCTATGACCTATGCAGGTGCTAAAGGTCTTGGTAACGCTATTGCAGGCGCTATGGGTGTTCAAGACCCCGCATTGGTGCGTATGTCACAGCGCAATCAATTATTGCAAGAGATTGATATAACAGATCAAAACTCATTGGTTGAAGCTGCTAAAAAAGCCGCAAGAATGGGTGATGCTGAATTTGCGACAGGATTGATTGACAGAGCCAGATCAATGTCTGAGTCTGAATCTAATATTGCTTTGAAACAAGCACAAACAATTAAAGCATTGCAACCTGCCAAACTTACTGGCGATGAGCGTTACATTGATGCTTTGCGTGTTGTTGAAACAAAGCTACAAAAAGGTGAGAAGCCTACTTCAACAGAACTATCTAACGCCAATATTTCAGGACAAATGCTGTCTAAGCCTCGTAGTTTCTTTGACCAATCTAGTGGTCAGACAGTTACTATTCCCGCAACAGACCCTTCACAAGCATTCCCATTGACATATAAAGCAATGGCGAAACCTGAAGAAGAAGGTGGTGTGGCAGTTCCTAAACCAACTACACAACAAGCAACTGAAGGCACTTTGCCATCTGGCTCTCAAACAGCTATTGCTGAAATTGATGCAAATATTGAAAAACTCAAACTTTCTAAACCTGAGTTACAGTCATTTTTAAACGTATTGAAATCAAACAAAGTTAAGTACAACGCAACAGACAATGCGTTTGATTTGCTTGGAGCAATAATTCCTCCCGCATTAGGTCTTGAAGAGCGAGGCGGTCAGGTTAAAAAAGATGAGATTAAACGTGCTTTGACAGAGCGTGTTAACACATTATTGTTGATGGCTAAAGGAACTCAGACAGAGGGTGACGCATCTCGTGCGGCAGATCAAATTGCAAGTTCAACTACTTATTTAAGCCAAGCACGAATGATTGGTGCTATTGAAGGTCTAATGAAGGCAGAAGATAAGCTAAATGCTGAACTTGGAGTTAAAAAATCAACATTGCAGTCAAAAGGTAAATCACAAACTCCTACTGAAAAAACTGCGGTTCAAACAAAGCCACAAGAACCTACTCCAACTCCCAAAGCTACTCCAAAACCTAGTGGAATGTCACGAGAGCAGAAGATTAAGTTGTTCATTGACCATAATGGTGGTAAACCTACACGAGAGCAAGCAATTGATGCTTTGACCAAAGCTGGTCAGATTTAAGGAGTTAAGTCATGGGATTATTTGACGAGTGGAAGAACAAAACTGATGCAGACAAACTGCAACAGAAGTACCTAAATGACTTTCAAAAGGGCAAGGTCAACAAAGCCAATGAAATTGCAGAAGGCATCATGCAGTCTGTTCTTGAACTTGGAACTAAAACAGGTTTAACAAAGCAAGAAACTTTAGATAGATTTAACGCTCAACTTGCAAAACAACCAGATCGTCTTTCTTATGACGATAAAGTGATGGGTGCGGCAGGTGAAGTTGTTGGCGAACTAATTCTTGCCTCTCCTGTTTCTGCAATGGGTTGGTTTGGTACTGGTGGAAAAGTTGCACAAATATTTAAACAAGGATTGTTTGGTGGTCTTTGGGAAGGCATTACAAAGCCTGTTAAAGAAGGTGAAAGTAGAGAACAAGTTGCTCTCCAAGGAGGTTTGTTAAGTGGTGGTGCTACTGCTGTTCTAGGTGCTGTAGGCCGTCCTATTGAGAAGGTCACTAACTTTGACTTTAAGAGTAACATTCAAGCCGTTAAAGATGCTTCTGCTTCGCTTGGAATCAGTCCTAAGTTACTTGGTGACTTTACTGGTGACGATGCTATTCGTGCGGCTGAGTCTGTTAACAGATTGAGGGCGGGTGGTGTTTCTGACAGACTAAAGCAAAATGTACTAGAGTTGAAAAAAGCTGGTGGTACTGTTGAAGCAAAGATTACTGGTGGCGCTAAATACTCAGGCAAAGCTGGTGAAAATGTTGCTAAAGCTGTCGAAACAAACTATGTAAACGCTACCCAAGAAGGTAACAAGCTGTATAAAAAGCTAGATACTCTTGCTGCTCAAAACGATCTATCAAAGATTCGTCCAACAGAAACAGAGAATGCAGTTAGCAATGTCATTTCTGAGTATGGCGACTTGTTTAAAGCGCTTGAAAGACCCTCTCTTGAGGCTAAATTAAGTTCTTTTGGAACAAAATTGGGCAAAGAAGAGGTTAAACAACCTGCTGGAATGATTGTTAGTGAAGCGGGAGTGCCAATTATTCCTGAGATCAAAGGCCCAAAAACTTTCACTTTCTCAGATATTCGTACAGCACGAGAAGGTCTTGTTGATGCTTTGCAAGCCGCTAAAGCACAGAATAAGTTTGGTGCTAAAGAAACAACTCGTTTGAATGAAGTCATTGATGCAATGGATAGAGATATTGAGAACTGGGGTCAATCCCTTGCTCAAAATCAATCTGTTTCAGATGCTTGGTCAAAAGCTCGATCATTCTGGAGAGGAAATGTAATTCCACTTCGTGATGCTGATTTGGCAATCACAATGATTAAAGACCCAAATTCTGGTGAACTGAAGACGGATATTTCCAAGTTGGTTGGTCGCATTGTTTCTGCTGAATCAACAGGGCAAGAAGGTGCTAAACGAGCCGCAATGATGATTTCCAAGGTGTTGCCACCTGATATTCGTCAAGATGTGGCTGCGGCTACTTTTGAAACTGCTCGTAAAGAAGCAACAGATGTAGGTACTGGAGTATTTGATCCAATTAAGTTCTCTACATTCTTGCAATCTAGAAAAACCAACTTGCAACCTTTTGTTGATGAAAATCTAGACACTTTGTTGAACAAATATAGTTTCTTAACAAGCTCAATGACTCGCCAATCGGCTGGTTCTGGTCTTGATGAAGCCATTACTCAAGGTGCAAGGGTTGGTGTTGGTGCAATGCTTGGTGGAGCGCCAGGTGCGGCTATTGCGGCTGTTCCTGTTAACAAGGCTGTAGAGGCATTGTCTAGGGCTGTGTTTGATACACCTGTAGGTCGATCAGTAATGTTGTCAGCTAAGTCGCTTGATGATCTGCGTCCTTTAGTGACTGGCACAACAGTTTCCAATGCTATGGAACAAACTGTCCAACAAGAGCCTCCAGAAGCTCCTGTAAGTTGGTCTATGCCTCCAGAACTTCAGGGTGAAACAAAGGAAGCTCTTATGTTTGAGATGCCTCCTCAGTTGTTAACTCCACAACCTCCTGAACCAACAACAACTATTGACCAACAGCGTCAGGCTATTTTTAATCAAGAGTTGCGTGATTTAACAAGTCGTTCAATGGCTCAACAAGCCTCTGGCGATGAAGTTGGAGTCAACAGAACTACTCGTGATTTGAATTCTTTGTTGATGGAAGCGGCAAGGAATAAGATTCCTTTGTCAATGCAATGATCGACTGGATTGAAGCAATTATTGCGGCAGTCCTTGTCACTTGTTTTGTCATTTTTTGTAGTTATATTGTTATCTGGTGTTTTCCGTGATCGCCTGTGGGCGGCAACCATAGAGTACCGATGTATTAAATGGACTTGGGTTGGAGATGTGTATAACCGAAGGGTTATCTGTCTCAAATGGGAGAGAAGGCGATGATTCCAATTGATCCGATGGCGGCTCTCGATGGCTTACAAAAAGCTATTGGGATGGTCAAGAAGGCTAGTAAGGTAGCCAATGATTTAGGCGGTCTAGCTCCGATGCTAGGCCAGATGTTCAATGCCAAGAGTGCTGCTACCAAAGCCATGCTTCAAGCCAAGCGTGACAAGAAGGGTAGCAACATGGGTACTGCACTTCAGATTGAGATGGCTCTTGAGCAAGCCAGAGCGTTTGAAGAGGAACTCAAGATGCTCTTCATGCAGACTGGCAAGATTGATGTCTGGAACAAGATTAAGGCTCGTCAGGCTGAGATGGATTTGGCAGACGCTAAAGAGATTAGCGCACTAAAAGCTGAGGAAAAAAAAGCCAAGCAAGCCGAGCAAGAGCAGTTGGAGATGGCTATGTTGATAGGCGGGATAGCATTCGTTCTACTTCTCGTTGGTATCGGCATAAACGAGTTGATTGATTTCTGCCAAACAACTAAACGCTGTGGTCGATGAATGATTATCAGAAACAATTTGACCTGTTTCTCAAGATATTCGTGCGGATGTGTGTTGCATGGTGGGTACTTGGCTTTCTCCGCTTTCTACCTGACGATTTGTCAAACAAGATTGTTAACAAGTTTTTAGCTTACATAGGACTAGGATGAAAATAACTACCTATCAAGCCAATGCAAGGATGCTTTGGGAGGCTCACAGGGTGATCCACAAGCAGAATATGGATCGTCTTGCCGAGCTAAACAGACAAGCTGAGTTGCAAAAGAAAGCCTACGAAATCAAAACCAATTGGGTTAAACCTAATTCTGTGGACACAATGGCATGAGATATTTACTCTTACTACTTTTGTTAACTGGTTGTGAAGACAGATATCGCTATTTTTGCCAGAACCCTGATAATTTTCATGCCGAACAATGTCAGAAACCTAAGTGCTTGTTCACCCAACAATGTCCTGAGTACTTAGTAGCCCCTATTCTTGAGAAAAAGGTAAACGATGTCCAACAACCAGAAGCCAAACCTAACAACTGAAGAGTTCGAAGTCCGAGTTTGGGGCTTTGTTGTGGTCGTTGTGACCTGCATTCTTTGCTTCATTGTTATTGCACTTCTGTACTCTGTCACTTTTGTTACTCAACCTATCAAAAGTATGGCTCCGATTGACCAAGCCTACACAAAGATGCTGAACGACATTGTTCTTCTCATTGTTGGTGGTATTGGTGGTGTGATGACCAAGAGGGCGGCAGGAGCAGCGGCAAAGGCTTTTGGAAGCCCGCAGCCTCCAATGCAACCAATGTGTCAACCAATGGGTTTTAACGGCTCTCAGGGCGGTTTTAATGCTTCCTACGCACCTCCGCAATCTGCGTATGGTTTGCCAAGCCAACCTTTTGGTGCAATGCCTGTTTGGAAGAATCCTGAGTTGGATGAGAGTTGGACACCTGGCCCTCCACCAACTACTCCACCTGAACATTTGGAAGACGATGAAGAGCGTGTTGAGTTGGCTAAAGCTCGTGAGGAGGCAGAATAATGCTACCTATCCCACTCCCTTGGCTGCTTGTTGGTGTTTTAGTATCTCTTTTTGGTACATACCGAGTAGGGCATCACTATGGGTGGTTAGAGCGTGATAACGATATGAAGATCGCTATCGCCAAAAAGAATGAGGAAGCTCGTAAAACTGAACAAAAACTTACTGAACAACTTAATGCAAATGCTTCAAAACTTCAGGAGACCCAAGATGTTATCAATCAGAAACAGTCTGCTTTGGATCGTGCCATTCGTGCTGGTAGGGTGCGCATCCCAACCGCAAGTTGTCCATCAGCCCCCGCAAATTCCACCATTGCCACCGCAAATCAAGAAACAAGAAGTGAACCTGACAGACAGGTTAACGAAGCTACTGATGCCGAACGAGCAACCCTCCTCGCCATCGCAGAAATAGTGGCACAGGGAGATAAGAATACTGCCGCATTGAATGCTTGCGTAGACGCATACGAGAATGTAAGGAATCTGTTGAATGATAAACGCTGAACAACTAAAGCAACTACATATTGGCCCTGAGTGGCTAGATGGGTTAAATGCTACTTTTGAGAAGTTTGACATCTCAACACCATTGCGTATGGCGGCGTTTATTGGTCAATGTGGGCATGAAAGCGGTAACTTTAAGATGCTGACCGAAAACTTAAATTATCGTGCTGAGGCTTTACAAAAACTGTGGCCTAAACGCTTTGATGCTGCCAAGGCTCAGGCGTGTGCAAGAAACCCAAAGATGATCGCTACAGTCGTTTATAGCAATCGTATGGGCAACAGGGATGAGGCTTCTGGGGACGCTTGGCGTTTTATTGGCAGAGGCTGTATCCAGCTAACTGGCTCTAGCAATTATTACCATGCAGGGCAAGCTCTTGGTGTGGACTTCATTATGAACCCTGAGTTAGTCGCTACACCAATGTATGCCGCACTAACCGCAGGGTGGTTCTGGAATACGCATAAGCTAAACCAATACGCTGATTCCAGAGATTACAAGACTATGTGCAAAAAAATTAACGGAGGCTTTATCGGGCTTGCAGATCGAGAAAAGCACATAAATCATGCACTAGCAGTTCTTACTGCTTAACAAAGATGCCCTCTTTATTGAGGAATCCTTTTCGGTCTTTAATCTCCTCGTAAGCGCCTTTAAAGCACTCTACAAGGTCTAAATCAGCGCAAGCAGCACCCATTACTAGGGTTACAAGAATATCTCCGTATGCGTCTGCCATTTCTGCTCTATCGCCTTTAGCAATGGCTGTGAACAACTCTTGTAGTTCTTCACGAGTTTTAACTGCTTGGGCATAAGGTGTGCTGTTTTGGACAATCTGCCTAGCCTCACCCCATTGGATGACCTTCATTTCTGTATTAGCGTAACTCATCGTTTTCCTCCGTCTATTCTGTTTTGTTTTAAGTTAATACCTGTAATTTTCTTTAACCAACAGGACTGGCATATCCACTTTTGACCATTCTCAATACCGCCTTCTGGGGGTTTATCTGTATCACATTTGGTACAGAATTTGAACTTATGGGTTGAGAAAGTTGAACCCATGTCAATTTGAGGCATCATGTGTTGAGTTCCTTTAATTTGGCTTCAAAGAAATCAAAAGCCGCATCCTTGTCAAAGTCGCATAGCTCAAGAGCTTTTATGTAATCTTCTACATCTAACCCTACCCATGTGCGCTGTGCCAACTTCTTGTCCAACTCATCGCATCGCTCACACATCTGTTGCCACAATGCTTTGTAGTCATCTTGTTCACAAACATCAGTACAGTCACACTCAAGACCACAAGCCTTCGTAACAGTTCCAATGCTTACATTCCCAGTTACAGGGTCAACTTTCATTCTGGCATTGGAATATATTGATGCTTCAAAAGCGTAAGGCTCATCCTTCGCTTCTAGTGCGGCTTTAATGGCGATGATAGCCTGCTCAGCAACGCCGTTGCCTTCTGGTGTGTATTCACGATACATCTCCAAAGCAACCAATGCTAATTTGAGTGCTTCAGTCTGTGTCATGTCATTCCTAACTTCTTTAAAGCAGCCTGTAACCCTGCCAAACCACCTACTCTTTGGTCACCAATAAAGCATTGTGGCATCTGTCTAGCATCTGGATAGTTAGCAACAAAGTTAGCAAACCTATCTCCAGTCTCAATGTCTATCTCTTTGTATTCAATATTCAAAGACTGGAGTAGATTCTTTGCTGTCACGCAATTAGGGCATCCAGATTTAACATATATCGTGATGTTCATGCTTGTCCCCTTGCTCTGATTACTTCGGCACAAGTAATCCCTGTACGAGAATCATCTGCATATTCTTCACACACCTTTGCACACGCCTCACGCTCGGCTAAGACTGCATCCTCTAGTTCTTTAATGTGTGCATTGATACGTTCAATCTCTGGTGCGTTTGCAACCTTAATTCGCTCACGCTCATGCTGTGCTACTAGCTTGGCAAAGGCTTCAAGTCCATATTCATCGCACACAAATGTGTGACGACCCCGATTGTCTATAGCTATATCGCAGACCTGTTTAGCCATCTCAATGATGTCATCCTGTGTCATTTGACTCTCCTAAACTCTTGTCTTTCAGGAGGTGGAGGTGTCATCTTCTCACTTGGAGGAGTCCATCCATACTTTCTCCAAACAGCTTGAACATCCGATCCTGATGACCATTTGAAATCTTTGTTTGCTACCGATGGATAGCTAATCTTTGAATATGGTGGTTTTTCAATCATGCTGTCCACTCCCTTTCTGAACGACCTGAATCTGATTTGACTGTCTTACCAGTTAACTTGATAAGCCCAATCTTCTGCATTTCATTTAAGCGCCTGGCAACCTGATTTGAGTCTAGATTTGTCATGGCTGAGATTCCATCTTTACCGAGTGGCCCATAAGTCTGTAGGCACTCTAAGATTGTTTGGAAGTGGTGGGAAACAACAGGCTTGATTGCTTCTGCTGCCTCATGTGATGTTACAGGGTCTGTTTTCCTTACTCTAGGAAACTCAGGCATCTGAAATATCTTCTCGAAAGCACTTTTAATATCCATTATTAACTCCTATTTATTGAACTGGTGAGGGTACTGGCGTTCGTCCGACATTTCTGTCCGTTTTCCCCTCGTAAACTTACTCAAAAAGGCGCGTCATCAAAATCATCGAATCCAGAACCTTTGGGCTTAGTCTTCTGTGGTGCTTGTTGTTCCTTTGGAGACAATGCCAAACCCATGAACTTGCCAGACTTACCTTCTTTGATCCAAGCAGATAGCCAGAAGTCCTGACCATTTACTGTGATATTTCCTTTGTAATCAGGGTGGTTTCCTGTTTCTTTCTTGTCGTTGCGAAAAAGTACACCACTATTGTCGCGCTGATTTGATTTATTTTCCATTTAAAACTCCTTTGTAAGCAGAAAATCTGCCATGTATTAACTCAGTTGCTTCTATTGCAACAAGACTTGCTAACTCTAAATCTTCATACAAACCAAAACTAATTTGTTTGTAGTTTTTGCAAACCTCGACTTTCCATTTTTTGTAAGACTTAACCCATTTCACTCCTTTGCACCCAGATTTGTTTGTTGATCTAATTTTTTGATTGCGACAATTCTCCTCTTTGGTTGCAGCTCTCAAATTCTCAATTTTGTTGTTAGCCTTATTGCCATCAATATGGTCTACGAAATCAGGCAAATATCCGTAGTGGTACAAGAAAATAAGGCGATGTGCTTTGTATGCTTTACCTTTGATCTTCACATGGATATAGCCTGTTCCTTTATGGACGCAACCAGCAACTTGACCAACCTCTCCTGCCCTTCCAATCTTTCTAATAAGATTTCCATCTTGATAGTCAAATGCTGACAAAACATAATCATGGTCAATTGCTAGTGTTTCCATTTACAGCTCCTTAGCCTTCTTCAAAGCACTACGAACCTTGCTAGGCAATAGCGTCCACAAGGCCACCTTTTGCTCGGCATCTAAGTTCTCTGACTCCAACCTAACCCAAGCTGCCTTGGGATCACCTTGCTCACACATGGCAATCAGATCGACTGCCACTTCTTCAAGATACCTTAGTTCCTCAATAGGGATGTTCTCTGTTGCACCCTGAGTAGGACTGATAATGACTTTCTCTTCTTTGAGAGGAGCAGAAGAGTCTAGAGCATCATGCTCAACAATCTCCATTGCCGACACCCAAAGATAGCGCCTGGTGTATGTCTCCACCGCCCCTAGATTCTGGATTGGATGACATCCCTTTAAATTGGCATCTGCCATAGGGCTTGTCAGATTGATCTGTGAGCCATCATCTGTATCTGTGATAGTCAGAGTAGCCAGTTCTTTATCGAACGACACAACACCGCACAGACCGACTCTAGCGAAGATTTGATTGATTGTTGGCAAGAAGTCGCCTAGCTCAAAGTATGAGTAGCCTGCAAACTTGTTGTGACCAGACTTTTTGAGTGGTGCTGCCTGAAGTTGAATTCGTGCATCCATCAGTTTTTTATGTACGCCCATGATTAAATCCCTTATCTAACTCTTGTTGAATGATTTGTTTTTGTGTTTCAAGCCCAAAGTACTTGAAATCGATATAGTCATCGGAACAGCATGACTGGTTTGTTTTTACTGTTAAACAGTATTGGCAGTAGTGAATCCCTGAGAATTCTTCTATGTAAGTTTCGAGCAAGGATTTCATTAGTGGAGACTTTCGTAAGCTAGTTCCCAAAGAACATCATTTGCTAGATCGGTGAGTTTGTTTAACTCATCTTCTGTCAGAGGTGTTCCATCTTCATAGCAAGCATAGCTAAAGTATGCGTCTGCGAAATCAGGATAGTCTTTACTATCCACTCCATCTACCTCTAGGTTTACTACATTCTTTCCATTAAGTATCGGCATATTCACTCCTATCTGTTTATCAAAAATGTCCGTTTTTGCAATTCGTCCCTGCTTTACGCTTGATTCAATCAACCATGTTGAGCGCAAGTTTCGATGGCATTGCAACTGTTTATCTCGATGGACTTCGAGAGGAAAGTTGCCCAACACCTCTAATGTGCCACAGGTTTTTTACTTGAACATTAGGAGAAACCCTATGTTCTTGCAAATTCTTTGAAAATTTCTTTGGCAGCGTTGTTATAAACTTCACTTGCTTGCTCTGGAGTATCAAAACTTCCAAGGTACTTTCTTTTGTAATTAAAACAAATTTCAGCAACCCATTTTTTCTTGTTTGAAGAAAGATAAATGCCTTTATAAGTTTTGTTTGAACTTCTTTTTGCTTGGTTCATCATGTTTTGTTGATGAGTAACTTCACGCAAATTACAAAGTCTGTTGTCGTCTCTAATGCCGTTGATATGATCTATTTGGTTAGGTATTGAACCATAAACATAAATCCAAATTAACCTGTGGATGTCATATGTTTTTGATTTTCCACTTAGTTTTGTACAAACTTGTATGTAACCTTTAGGGTTTTTTGATGAAATTGGCTTGCTTAAATTTCTTCTTTGCGATCTTTTTATCCAGAAAAGATGCCCTGTTTCTGGTTCGTATCTAAAGTTTTCTCTTAAGATTTCTTGTGTCAGCATATGGCCTCCAAGCCAAAAAAAAACCCAATGGAACAGTCTCTTCACGATTAAATGAAGTTGGAGGACATGGCTAGTACCATGCAGACTGCTCTATTGGGTCTACTAGATTATCGCCTCCAAGCGATGAAAACATTGTAATGGAAAACCCTAATAGACAAGCAAAAAAACAACATTATTATGTTTGGCATGAACATCGAACAAATGGAACAAACTTGTGCGGAAACCCTACAGGGCTACGCTAATCGCATGGCTAGTGTCTATGTGGATCATCCAGAGGACTTCACAGCGGCTGTAACGGCTTTGCTTGCCAGGACTCTCGAGATTCACCTGAACAAACCAATTGATCTAGAAAAACTATGACCCAAGAAAGACTCATTAAGGCTTTACAGAATGGCCCTCTAACCTCTTCTGAAATAGCAGACTTAACTGGTATGACAAAGGCTACTGTTTTGTCAACAGCAAAGAAGTTACGCTACAAAGGTGAACTCACTACTGAGATTGTCAAAGTAGGACGCCATAACTTAGCTAAGTACACCTTGGCAGATCACATGATTGAAAGGAGAGTTAAGACTACAGTAGATGAAACAGGTCGCTGCTTACTCAATCCTTTTGATATCAGGAACGCTAAAGGCATCTTTACTAAGGCTGAGTATGCTGTGATGAATGCACAAGCTCGTAGGCTTTTTAAGGGAAACCCTAATTTCACAAAAAATCTTTGATGTTTACAAAGTAGAATAGTTTTGATATTATGGAATCCAGCTAGGTCGGGCCTGATCTCCCAACCGAAAAGAGTTAACCCTTCTCCTGCTGGCAATTCCTTTAAGGGTGGTTTAAAAAGCGGTTCTTATCATGGCTAATCCTTGGTTCAGGCTCTATTCTGAGTTTGCTCACGACCCCAAAGTTCAAATGCTTTCTGAGGCAATGCAAAGACGTTATGTCATGTTGCTCTGTCTAAAATGTAGCGACACACTTGAAACGTTACATGAAACAGAGCTTGCGTTTCAATTGCGTTTAGATGAAACAGAGTTGTTGGAAACAAAAAAGTTGTTTATCAGCAAAAACTTCATCGACAAGAATTGGAATATCCTTAACTGGAATAAGCGCCAATTCATCTCAGACTCAAGCACCATGCGGGTTCGCAAGCATCGTAATAAAAAGAAACAGGTTGGTAACGCTGATGAAACGTTACAAGAACGTTCCAGTAACGCTATAGATACAGATACAGATACAGAACAGACACATAAGATAAAGAAAGCAACTAGCGTTGCCTGTCCACCAGATGTTGAACAACAAGTTTGGGATGATTGGAAACAACTCAGGAAAGCCAAGAAAGCGCCTGTGACTGAAACTGTTGTTAACAGCGCAAGGAAAGAAGCTGGCAAAGCAGGGATGAGCTTTAGCGACTTTCTAACAGTTTGGTGTGCGAGAGGCTCTCAAGGTTTGCAAGCTGATTGGCTAAAACCTGAAGAGAAAAATCTAAGCAAGACTGGTCAAATGAACCAAAGAGTTATCTCTGGTTTAACAAGAGGTTTAATTGGAGGTGGCAATGTCAAATTACTCGGAAACTGATTTCTGTACACAAGACGAAGGTCTTGACTATATCTTTGCTCGAATGATGGCGATATTTGGAACACCATTTAATCGACACTTTGATGGAATAGACCCAGAGTTTGTTAGACAAGAATGGAAGACCCAACTAGGTCGATTCCTGACATACCGACCAAGCATGGACTTTGCCATTGCCAAACTGGATGGAGAGTTTATTCCGAGTGCTATCAAACTAAGAAACTTATGCAACCAAGGGCCTGAAATCCCTGTTAAACAAGTTTTACAGATCGAGAAGCAATCTACCGAGGCAGAAAGACGAGCAGCGTTAGAAGCCAAAGAGAAGGCTAAAAAGTGGCTTGAACAACACAAATGGAGGAAAAATGAAAGTTCTTCCAATTAACAACTTTGAGGTAGAGCCTTGGTTGCTTGAAAAACACTATGCCAAGCGTATGCCGCAAATCATGTATGCGTTTGGTCTTTACAAACATGACATTCTTGTTGGAGTAGTGACTTATGGGATTCCCGCTTCGCCACCACTTTGCATGGGAATCTGTGGAAAAGAATACTCAGACAAAGTGTTAGAACTTAACCGAGTCTGTTTGTTGGACAACCATAAAAACGAAGCATCATTCTTGGTTGCGAACTCAATCAAGTTATTGCCAAAACCAATGATTGTTGTTTCATTTGCAGATACAGGAAAAGGTCATGTCGGATATGTATATCAAGCTAGTAATTTTCTTTACACTGGCTTATCAGCTAACAGAATTGATTGGACTATAAAAGGTCAAGAGCATAAACACGCCAAAACCATTGGTGATGGATTAACTCTTGCTGAGATCAAAGAGCTTCATGGTGATGATTTTTACTATGTCGAGCGATCTAGAAAACATCGTTACATCATGTTTCATGGATCAAAGACTGACAAAAAAGTCATGCGGTCAAAACTAAAATACGAAGTTATGCCGTATCCAAAGGGTGATTCTCAGAGATATGACTCTGGAACTACTGTAAAAACTCAACAACTTTTATTCGCATGAACTACTTTGAAGCAATGAGACTACTGGACAAGGTGCGTGAAGGTGTACCTTACCCATTACATCTGATAAACAAAGCATTGGAACTTACTGGTGACTTACAGTAGACGCAACATTCAAGGCCCAAGCGATAGAGTGATTCTTGAACAAGCAGAAGCAAGGGAGCTTTTTCACAATTGGGAAACAAGCCGTAAACCTGACTTGATTAGGGCTAGGCTTGAGAGAGCAGAACGAATCTATGGCTCTGGGGCTAGAGACAGAATCCGAGCATACATGGCACAAATGAGAGATGGGACACTTGAATGACTTTTATGGTTAACTTTATGGTTGAAGGAACACCAGTACCCAAGGGTAGGCCAAGGTTTGCTAGAAGGGGTAAATTTGTATCAACTTACAGCCCCAAGACTACTGTTGACTACGAAACCAAGGTTTCACAAGCCGCAAAGGTTGCAATGGGTAGCTCAGAGCCTCTACAAACGCCTGTAGGAGCTTATATCTACATAACCTTGCCTATCCCCGCCAGTTACAGCAAAAAACGCATACAAGCCTGTTTATCAGGAGAAGAGCGACCAACAAAGAAAAGCGACATTGACAACTTTTGCAAGGCAATTTTTGACGGCATGAATGGAATTGTTTTCCTAGATGACAGCCAAGTAGTGTCGCTTCATTCAACAAAGGTTTACGGCACAGTTGGAATGGTTGAAGTCATGGTGAAAGAAGAGTTGATCTAAGGGTAAATCCCTATTCAATCGCCAATCAAACAAGCGTAAAGTTTAATTTTTAACAGGAGTTATGACATGAGTACATGGGAATTTGACACAATCACAGGTGCAGGTAGCGAGATTGTTACTGTCGTTTATGAGTATGAAAACGATGGAGAAACAACCTATAACGAGTCCATTAAGGAGATTTGGTTCAATGGGCGAGATGTCATTGGTTTATTGGCTGATGAGCAGTTCAAAGAGTTAGAGATCGAAGCCGCCATGCGCTTTCAACATCACAAGCTGAACTACAAGATGGAGGACGTATGACCACTCTAAACGCATACGATGACTTAATGAAGTTTCTTGAAAAAGATGAGTTTGTGGAAAACATTATTTTTGGAGACTATGGATGGAGTGGATTTGGAGAAGACGTCAAATTCATTAAGAGAAACCAAAAAAACAAGTTAATGACGATTGATGAAGCCAAGCCATTGATGAATGGTTGGTCTTTTCATGGTGGATTTGGTTCACCAGATTGTTATGCCACCTATATTTGGACAAATAAACGTGTTATTTGGGTAACTCAGTACGATGGATCAACAAATTTAGATTCGATGCCAAGAAACCCAATAGCTTGCAAACCAAGTATGCCTGGAGGTTGAAATGATGGATTCATTGATAAATAGCGTCGCCGCTGAAATATTCCCGCCTGAAGGCTCACTTCATCCCGCTATGGGTATGCCACACAGCAGAATGGTTGCTCACGCTTATGGATATGCAACTAAGCCTTGGGTTGGTTTGACAGAGCAAGAAAAGAAAGAATGGATTGACGCTTTGCCAGAGGTCTATGAAACAAAGCATCTTATGAACTTGTTGAACATCATGGAAGCAAGATTAAAACAGGCTAACTCATGAAGCAATTTACAGACTTACTTGAAGACTGGCTTTATGCAAGAGAAGTATTGAATGAGGCTAGAGAAAACTACGATGGTCATTCATTTGGTTATTTTCACGATAGAGATATCGAAAGAGAATCCATTGCTAGAAATGCACTAAATATGGCTTTTAAACGCATTAAAGGGGAAGCATGAGCGATGACGATGGATTTTGGGCGGCACTTGCCGAACACAAAAAGGAAAAGTTTGATGCTGACCGACAAAGGTTTTTGGAAGAGGCAATAGCCAAAGATGATGGCGGTTGGACAAAACACACTCAGTGGCATTGGTCACGCATGATTAGTGGCAAACGACTGGACTACTGGCCTAGCCGTAAAAAGTTTCAATACGAAGGGAAAGTCATGCGAGGACTTAAAGCCATGGCCAAACTTAAGGAGAAAAACTCTTGAGGAAGCAAGTTAAACGCAAGGTATGGGCGTTGATTGATCCAATCCAGCACGCAGTTATCGGTGCGTCAATCACCCAAAGAGAAAAGCTAGACAAGCTCAGGGTGATGGAATACTCAGCCCTAGATGCGATAACTAAGGGTATGGGAACAATTCAGGACTGGCATACCCTTACAGAGGTCTTAAACCTATCAGAAACGATGGCAAGGGCTGGAGTAGGGCCAGAGGTGCTACCAGTCTGTGAAAACGCTCAGAAGGCCTTGCATGAAGCAGCCCTACGATTCCAGAAAACAGGAAAGCTAGGTTTAACAGGTGAAGGGATTAACTGGGTTAGAGAGTTAATCCAATATGCTGATTTACAACAATCAAGCATAAGCAGATCAGAATTTGAAAGATATATTCAGAAAACCCGTGATTATATTAAGTCAAATAATAATAATGTGGTGGAGATAATATGAATATTCATAATGCAGAAGTAATTAAATTTATTCAATTATGGATGCCTGAAATCGCAGTTGGAATTCTTTATTTAATATTTGGAATCAAGATTTTTATAAGATTTAGACTAAAAAAATGAATGAACCTACTAAAGCTATTCAGTACATCATAGACACAGCGCCACTCTATGCCAAAGCCAAGGCCGACCGAATGTATTTGGAGGAATTTAGGAAAAGCAGGAAAGCTCAGTTAATGGTCAACTCAAGGTTAGAAGCACTTGGAAAACAAGAAGCCTATGCCTACGCTCACCAGGACTACATAGAAATTTTAGAAGGCATAAGGCAGGCCGTAGAAACCGAGGAAAAGTACAGATGGCTAATGACGGCAGCCCAAGCCCGCATTGAGTGCTGGCGCACGGAACAATACTCAGCCCGTATTGAGATGAAGGCCACCACTTGAATAACAAACTAAACACTAAGGAACGGCTACACCTTGCAAGGGTCAAGAGCTTGTCATGCTCAGTATGCGAAGCACCACCACCAAGCGAAGCCCACCACTACAAACAAGGGTTACAGTACACTTGCATTGCCCTATGTGTTGATTGCCACCGAAACCCAGTTCTAGGCTGGCACGGGCAAAAACGCGCCTGGTCGATTAGGAAAATGCTAGAAATTGACGCCTTGAATGAAACGATCCGAAAATTGTGCGAGGAAATGCCGATTAAACGCGATATAAGCCCATTTTAAGCCGTTTTTTATCCTTGGACAACAAAACATACGTGCAAAGTAGAAAAAGCCCTGTAGAGCTTATTTTTAGACAAAAGAAAACCCGCACAATGGCGGGTCAAGGGTTATCGTTTGGTGAGTATTCGAAGTATTAGGGCGAGAGTTGCATAGATCATTAGAAGTTCCGATAGATGATGCACTCACCAGCTTCGCCTACGTATACGCCTTGATCTGACAAGTAATCAGCTACTGCCTCTTGCTTCTCTTCGTCGGTTTCATACTTGCTTAGATCAAGCCCATATTGATCTGCGATATTCTGAAAGTAATCTTCTGAAAAGTCGCAGCAAATAGCGATTACATCCAATTCCATCTCTTCGCCCGTGTCCTCTTCATATTGTTCAAGCCATGAGAAAAGGTGTTTTAACCCTTCATAAGAAAAGTTATCGGGGCGAATTTTTTGAAATAGATCACGGAATTCTGAAAAATTAACTGTAGTTTTCATGTTAAACGCCTATAAAGTTGAAAATTCCCGCAAATTGCAGGCCACAAAACCCCTAAAAAGAGGCTTTGCAGTCTGAAATTAGACAGTTTCTGGTGTTTCTACGGGTTTTGTAGAAGGGATGTAGCACCATGCAGGCACTTTGGCTGGGTGATCTTTGCCCATTGGCATAATGACACCGATAAATTCATCATTTAATGGAAAACTGACAATAGCTGATGAAGTGCCGCGTTGCAAAACACCTGGAATTTGACGTTTTCCAAAAAGTTCCTCAGAAACGTCAACAAAACGCACCAGCAAGTCAGGATTAAACGTGCCTGGTGAATTGTCCTCAGGCTTGAAAACTAGGGGAATGACTCTATCGGTGTCAGGAAAACGTGCATCAGAGGCGGAAAAACGGGTTGTAGACTGCGAATCAATACATTCAACTGACAAGCCGTTTACTTCAAAATGCAACCATTCATCGCCTTGTTTTTTTGTACCCTTGAGCTTGGAAAGTGCTTCAGTAGGCAAAATTACATTTTGTTTTGTGTCTGATCTAATGCCGTCAATCAATAAACGGCCCATTAAATGCCCGTCTGTAGCTTCTAAGTATGTGCCGCGATTGTCACGCACCACGTTAACGCCTTGCAAATAGTAGCGAATATCTTTTTTAGCTGCTAAGTGAAGCATTGCACGGATTGACTTGCGTTGAATTGAGAATTTCATATGAACACCTATTGAGTTGAAATGATGCGACATTGCATCGAATAAGCCCAACCCGTGAGCCTACCCGCTGGAATGTTACTTAACCAAAACGTCAAAGTAAGCCAACATGAGAGACAAGGCAACGCAAAATAGCACAATGCCGCCTATTGTTTCTAGGATGATTGATTTCATACGTTGACCGCCTTAGCAAAATTAGGCTTTTCGCCATTGTAGGAAGATACGCGGAAAGAGTGGAAGCCCGCATTAGTGGCTAACTCTTTTACCTTTTCAATTTCCGCCATTGTTCTAGCGCCACTAAGAAGCAAGGTTTCCATGTAGTCACGGGTTTCGCCTTGTTCTAAGCCGTAGAGTAAGAGTTCTCGCATGATATTAACGCCTATTTATTGCACTTTCCGATTGAAAGTAGGACAAGAATAGCACCAAAAAAATAAAAAAACATAGGGATAAACCCTTAGATGATAGAATTTATTTAAATTATTTATGGGGACATCATGGGAAGACCCTCAAACCCTCAAACCCGATACTTTCAGAGAACATTGTCAGACCCTCAAAGAATGATTCTTTTAGCGGCTGGTAAGGGTAATTTATGCCGTGGCTTTGAGAACGTATTAGACCTATACAGTGAAGCTCACAATCAAGGATACAGACCAGGCATGGAATTGAGTATTTTAAATATAGGTCGCGGAACAACTAACAGCCCCAATGAAGAGGAATCTGTAAGGGATAACATAAGGGAATCAATAGGGAACGTATAAGGGAACACAATGCTAAACAGTAATTCAAGTACCCTGAAAATGGTGCTTCTGTCTCTCCCACAGATAGTTATAAAACATAACCAATTTAGTTATGACACATAACGATTGGAGGTAGGTAGAAACCCTAGGTGTGTGGGTTGATAGGGGGGGAGGGGGTAGGTGGGAGTAGTAGATATTTGTGGTGCTTCCCACCCACAGAAAAAGCTAAAATGAACTAATCCATTCCAAGGAGGAGAAAATGGAAAAAAGAGGAAGAGGAAGACCTAAGGGGTCTGTAAAGATGACGATACAGAGGTTTGCTGATAACCCGCCTGCTGTATTGCCTAAGACAGACCACCAGAGGCTCAAGGAGCTTAAGGAGTTGATGATTAGGAGTGGAGGTAAGGATGTTGCTCAGAAGGTCATAGAGATAGCTTTGAATGACGACCATCCGCATCAATTGGTTGCACTCAAGATGTGTTTAGACAGGACATTACCTGTTTCCATGTTTGAGAAGGATAAGAGCCAAAGGAGTGCTGTGACAATCAATATAACTGGCTTGGGACAAGAACCAATGGTAGTAGACACTAACCCTGTTGACGATGTAGAGGCTAAATATGGCTGACCTGAACTTTAGCTTACTTCCTTGGCAACAAGAGGTATTTAAGGATACGACACGCTTTAAGGTAGTGGCTGCTGGTCGTAGGTGCGGTAAGAGTCGTATGGCGGCAGTAACGCTCTTGATTGAGGGTTTAAAGTGCCCACAAGGCTCTGCGGTACTCTATGTAAGTCCTACTATGGGACAGTCCAGACAGATTATCTGGGATTTGCTGTTAGACCTTGGTAGGGACATTATCCAGAACAGTCATGTGAACAACTTGGACATTACTCTGATAAACGGAGCAAGAATCTATGTTCGTGGTGCTGATAGACCAGATACCCTTCGTGGTGTGTCTTTGACCTATGCTGTATTAGACGAGGTAGCCGACATCAAGCCTGAAGCATGGGAACAGGTTATCCGAGCATCACTTTCTGATAAACGAGGAAGAGCATTATTCATCGGCACTCCCAAAGGTCGTAATTGGTTCTACGATACCTTTAAATTAGGCGAGAGTGAAGATGATCCTGACTGGAAGAGTTGGCACTTCACCACCGCAGATAACCCTTTGATTGACCAAAAAGAGATTGAATCTGCCAAGAAGACCTTAAGTTCCTTTGCTTTTAAACAAGAGTACATGGCGAGTTTCACCAATGCTGGTTCAGACATCTTCAAGGAAGAATGGATCAAGTATGGTGTAGAGCCGAACTATGGAAGTTATTACATCGCTGTTGACCTTGCAGGATTTGAAGAGGTTGCCAAACAAGCCGCTAACTCTAAGAAGCGTCTGGACGAGTCTGCTATCTCTATCGTGAAGGTGACGGACGATGGAAAGTGGTTTGTTCAGAAGATTGAACACGGAAGATGGGACATCCGTGAGTGCGCATCAAAGATTCTTTTGGCAATTAGAGACTATAGACCAATAAGCGTAGGCATCGAAAGGGGGGCGCTAAAAAACGCTGTTTTGCCCTATCTGAGTGACCTTATGCGAAAAAACAACACCTTTGCGCATATTGTGGATTTGACGCATGGAAATAGAAAAAAAGCGGACAGGATAATCTGGGCTTTACAAGGTAGGTTCGAGCATGGCAGAATTGTGTTAAATTCTGAGGAAGATTGGGATGAGTTTGTAGACCAGTTAATCCTGTTCCCTGCTCAAGGTGTCCACGATGACCTACCTGACTCCCTTAGTTACATTGACCAACTAGCTGTTACATCGTATATGGAAGACGATGATAGTGAGGATTGGGAGCCACTGGACATAATTTCGGGCTGTTAATTTAAAAATGACGCTTAATCTGACAAAAACTTGTAAAGGCTGTTTTCAGGTTAAGCCTATTTCATTGTTTCATAAACATAAACAAATGGCAGATGGGCATTTGAATTTTTGCAAAGTCTGTCATTATGAAAAAACTAAGCTTAATAGATTAGCTAATCCTGAGTCAAGAAAAGCAGAACACGCTAGATTGCGTGAAAGAGAAGGCTTTATGACTATGGCTGAATATACTGAAAAGAGACAAAAAAATTCAAAAGGTAGAAAAGCGACTTTAAGAGATTACGTTTTAAAAAATAAAGAAAAAATAAAAGCTTACCAACAAAAATATGACCAAGAAAACAAAGAACGTATTGCTTTAAGAAAAGCAGAAACTATTTCTAAAAGAAGAGAAGTTAAAAAATTGTGGATTAAAAATAATCTTGGACTTGTATTGGCTTACTGTGCTAAAAGAAGAGCTGCAAAATTACAGCGCACACCAAGTTGGTTGACGGAATTTGATAAATTGAAAATACAATGCTACTATCAGGTAGCATCTATGCGATCACGAGAAAGTGGTCAAAACTGGCATGTTGATCATATAATCCCGTTGCAGGGCGAAAATGTTTGCGGACTTCATGTGCCAAACAACTTGCAAATTATTCCCGCAATTGAGAATATGCGTAAGAACAATCACTATGAGGTCTGAAAATGGCTGAAAACACCTATGAATTTGATGAGCCGTCTGATTCCGACAAGGAATTAACAGCTTTTGTTGTAAATCATTGTGATCGCTGGAGACAGTACCGAGACACCAACTATCTAGAAGAATGGCTTGAGTATGAGCGTATCTTCAATGGTGAGTGGGCTGTTGAGGATAAAACTCGTGATTCCGAGCGTTCAAGAATCGTTACTCCCGCTACCCAACAAGCCGTAGAAACCCGCCATGCCGAGATCATGGAGGCTATCTTTGGTCAAGGTGAGTTCTTTGACATCCAAGACGATATCCGTGATGTCAACAACAATCCTCTAGATGTTGCTGCTATCAAGGCTCAACTCATGGAAGACTTCAAGGTCGATAAGATTCGTAAATCTATTGACCAAATTGAGTTATTGGCAGAACTCTATGGTACTGGTATCGGTGAGATTGTTGTCAAAACAGAGAAAATCTTTGTTCCCGCTACTCAAGCAATACCTGGTCAAGTGGGACAAGCGGCTATTGGTGTTGTCGAAAAAGACCGCATTGCAGTAAAGATTGTTCCTGTTAACCCTAGAAACTTCTTGTTTGACCCTAACGGCACATCTATTGATGACTGTATGGGTGTGGCTGTAGAGAAGTATGTTTCTATCCACAAGGTCGTTAAAGGTCAGGAAGATGGTATCTATCGCAAGGTACAAATTGGTACTGATTCGATGGATACGGACTTAGAGCCTACCCAAGAGATTACTCAGTACGAAGACGATAAAGTTAAGCTCCTTACTTACTATGGTCTAGTTCCTCGTGAGTATCTTGAGCAACTGGAAAACGAAGATGGCGAAGTAGAAGACTTGTTCCCTGAAGATTCTGTTCAGGATGAGTATTCCGATCTGGTTGAAGCAATTGTCGTGATTGCCAATGATGGTGTTCTTCTCAAGGCAGAAAAGAACCCATACATGATGAAAGACCGCCCAATCCTTGCGTATCAGGACGATACAGTTCCTAATCGCTTGTTGGGTCGTGGTACTGTTGAGAAGGCTTACAACTCACAGAAGGCTATTGATGCCCAAGTTCGTAGCCACTTAGACTCTTTGGCGCTGACTACAAGCCCAATGATGGCTATGGATGCTACTCGTTTGCCTCGTGGTGCTAAGTTTGAAGTAAAACCAGGAAAAGCTATTCTAACAAACGGCAATCCTAATGAGATTCTGTTCCCATTCAAGTTTGGCAATACTGATGGCTCTAACCTGACGACTGCTAAAGAGTTTGAGCGTATGCTTTTACAGGCTACTGGTACGCTAGATTCTCAAGGAATGGTGTCTGCAGTTTCTCGTGATGCAGGTCAAGGTGGTATTTCGATGGCTGTAGCCTCGATTATCAAGAAATACAAGCGTACATTGGTGAACTTCCAAGAGGATTTCATGATCCCCTTCATCACCAAAGCGACTTACCGCTATATGCAGTTCGACCCAGAGCGTTACCCTACTGTGGACATGAAGTTTATTCCGACTGCCGCATTGGGAATCATTGCTCGTGAGCATGAACAACAGCAGTTTATTGCGCTTTTGCAGACCCTTGGCCCAAATACACCTGTTTTGCCAGTCATTCTCAAGGGAATCATGGCGAATTCCTCTCTGTCAAACCGCTTTGAGTTGATTGAGATGCTCGACAAGATGTCACAAGGCGATCCACAAGCCCAACAAGCTCAACAGATGCAACAACAGTTGGCTATGCAGTTGGCACAGGCTCAGATTGCTGTCCAAACGACTCAAGCAAAACAGAATGAAGCTGAGGCTCAGAAGTTGTTAACAGAGGCTCAATTGATGCCTATTGAGTTGCAAGCTAAGAGCATGGCTGCTACGACTAAGAATCTGCCAAACGAAGATGCTTTAGCTTCTAAAGAGTTTGATAAGCGAGTCAAGATTGCTGAATTGATGCTTAAAGAAGCAGATATTCAGAACAAGGCTAAGATTGTTGAAAAACAGATGACTAAACAATGACACCTGAACTGCAGAAATATTACGAAGAGCGATTCACCACTATGTCCACTCAAGGTTGGGTGGATTTAATGGAAGATGTTGACAAGATGATTGAACCTTTGAATAATATTTCAACAATTGCAGATGAAAAGACTCTACAATTTCGCAAAGGTGAGTTATCAATACTTATTTGGCTGAAAAACTTAAAACAAGTCAGCGAGCGAGCATTTGAGGACTTAAATGAAAAGAATGTATGAATTCGCCTGTGTAAATGGGCATAAAACAGAGAGATTTGTTGATTATGAGGCAACAATTCTCAAATGTGAGTGCGGTGAGGAAACTCATCGTGTTCTATCAGCGCCAGCATTTCGACTAGAAGGTTGGTCTGGCTCTTTCCCTACTGCTTATAGCAAGTTTGGCAAGAGTCATACTGACAAGTTGAAGGCTGAACGCAAAGCCAACTCATAAGCAATTATGCCGAGTTGAATCTCCTACAACCGAAAGCGGCAGGAAAAGGAAATTAGTATGTTGATTGACGACGAAAAAGAAGTGTTTGGTGAGTTAGAAATTGAAGAGCAGAAGATCGCTCAAAAGGCTGAACTTCCTGAGAAATACAGGGACAAAAGTTTAGACGAGATTGTGAAGATGCACCAAGAGGCTGAAAAGCTCATTGGCAAGCAAGCACAAGAAGTGGGTGAAGTCCGTAAGCTCGCAGATGAACTCCTAAAACAGAACCTTAGTTCTAGACAGCAACAGACAAAAACGGAAGAGCCTGAAGTAGATTTCTTTGAGAATCCACAGAAGGCAGTTCAACGGACAGTTGATAATCACCCTGACATCCTAGCTGCACGACAAGTGACGTTAGAGATGAAAAAGGCACAGATTCAGCAGAAGTTGGCTCAAGAACATCCCGATTTTGGCGACATCGCTAAAGATCAGGACTTTGCGAACTGGGTGAAGTCTAGCCCTGTGCGTCTAAAGTTGTTCGAGCAAGCAGACTCTGGATATGATTACGACTCAGCTAATGAACTGCTGTCTACTTACAAGCAACTTCGTAGCGTGAAGACTAAGCAAGCAAGTGATGCTGGAGAAGCCACTCGCAAGCAGAATCTAAAGGCTGTTGGAGTTGATGTTGGTGGTTCTGGAGAATCTTCTAAGAAGGTTTATCGTAGGGCTGACCTTATTCGGCTGAAAATGCAAGACCCTGGTCGTTATGAGATGCTGAGTGACGAGATCATGCAAGCGTACTCTGAAGGCCGAGTTAAGTAACTTTTTTTTAATTTTGGAGATTTAATTATGGCAAATACCGCCTTTTCCCCCACAAATAGTGTAACCACCACATCCGCAGCTAACTTTATTCCAGAGATTTGGAGTGATGAAATTGTTGCCGCCTATAAAAAGAATCTCGTATTGGCCAACTTGGTCAAGAAAATGTCTTTCAAAGGCAAAAAGGGTGACACAGTTAACATCCCTAGCCCTGCTCGTGGCAATGCTTCTGCTAAAGCCGCTACAGATGCAGTTACTCTGATTGCTGAAAGCGACACTAACATTCAAGTGTTGATTAACAAGCACTATGAGTACTCACGTTTGATCGAAGACATCGTCGAAGTTCAAGCCCTGACATCTTTGCGTTCTTTCTACACAGAAGACGCAGGTTATGCTTTGGCTAAACGCATCGACACAGACTTGGTTCAATTGGGTCGTGCTTTCAATGGCGCTACAGTTGGCACTGATGACTATGCTACAAGCAACACTACTACCAAAGCCTATATCGGCTCTGATGGTACTACTGCTTACAACAGCACAACATCAAACGCTGCCGCGTTGACTGATGCTGCTATCCGTCGCACTATTCAGCGCTTGGACGACAACGACATTCCTATGGATGGTCGTTTCTTCCTGATTCCTCCTTCAAGCCGTAACACTTTGATGGGTCTGGCTCGTTACACCGAGCAAGCCTTCATTGGTAATGGCGATGCGATCCGCAATGGTGAAATCGGTCAACTGTACGGCATGGCTGTGTTCGCCACATCCAATGCTGATACTGGTGCTGGTTCTTCTGGTACAGACCGCATCTGCTTGATGGGCCACAAAGACTCTATGGTCTTGGTTGAGCAATTGGGTATCCGTTCACAGACTCAGTACAAGCAAGAGTACCTCGGTACATTGTTTACTGCTGACACGCTGTATGGTGTGAAGGCTTTGCGTACAGCCGCATCTAGCTCTGCAGCTAATGCTTCTGGCGCTTACGCTTTGGCAGTTCCTGCTTAATGTTGCCACTTTCCCCTCGCCTTAATCGGTGGGGGGATTTTTTCTTAATTTAGGAGGAATTCATTATGGCAACCGCATCTTCAGTTGTAACTCGTCGTGGAAACGATCAATTTCGTGGACTTTTTAGCGATACATGGGCAGTAACTTGCACATTGAACGCTGGTTCATTGGTTGATGGTGCAGGCGAGACAGACGATGTAACAGTACCAGGCGTAGCCCTTGGCGATATGGTTCTTTGCTCATCTTTGGCAGTAGACTTGGTTGGTTTGACAGTTACAGGTTATGTTTCTGCTGCAAACACAGTCAAGTTCCGTGTTCAGAATGAGTCTGGTTCTACTGTTGACTTGGCTTCTGCAACAATGGACATTGTTATTGTTCGCATGGTCTAATCTAAAGGGGGCTAATAACCCCCTTTTCTTCGGAGATTCTTATGGCTACCTTTAAGTGCTTACAAAGTGGGCAAACAGTAACTTTCACGCTTCAACATGATATTGATAGCATGAAGGGTCATGCAGGTTATGTCAGAATTGATGAAGAGCAAAAAGAGTCTTTTGAAAAGCCTTTAATATTGTCTCAACCACAGCCTATCAAGAAGATGGGGCGTCCAAGGAAAGTAGCAAATGTCTGAGATTGATCCAAGAGAATTTGGCAAACTAGAAGCCCAAGTTGAAGCTCTACAGTCAGAAGTTCATGCTATGCGAGAAGATATTAAAGCCCTTTTAGAGATGGCAAATCGTTCTAAAGGCGGTATGTTTGTTGGTATGGCAATAGCATCTGTACTGGGTGGTATTGTTTCTTTTGTTGCAACCAAGATAATTCGTTAAGGAGAAATCATGTACGGAAAAACCAAGATGACTAGCTCTAAGATGCCTAAGAAGAAGGAGAAGACTGCTCCTTTGGCTATTATGATTGCTGTTGGTAAGCCTCGTGCTATGCCTACTCGTGGTGGTCGTACAGCAACTAACATGATGAAGAAATCAGGTCGTGGCAAATGAAAAAGACCAAAGCAGAGGCAAAAATCTCTAAGGTTATGCGAGAGTACAAAGCAGGTACTCTGCACTCTGGCAAGGGTGGCCCTGTGGTTAAAAAGCCTAAACAGGCGGTTGCCATTGCTTTATCGCAAGCAGGTATGTCTAAGCCAAGGATGAAGAAATGAAACAGGGTCTTTACGCCAATATCAATGCCAAACGAGAACGCATCAAGGCGGGTTCTAAGGAAAAGATGCGTAAGGTAGGCTCAAAAGGCGCTCCAACAGAGGCCGCTTTCAAGGCTGCGGCTAAGACTGCTAAGAAGAAATGACTTCTCCTGTTTGGCAAAGAAAAGAAGGAAAATCTGCTTCTGGGGGCTTGAATGCCAAAGGAAGAGCATCGTATAATGCAGAAACAGGTGGTAATTTAAAAGCACCAGTCAAGTCGGGAGATAACCCTCGTAGGGCATCCTTTTTAGCACGAATGGGCAATATGCCTGGCGCTGAGATGAAAGATGGAAAGCCTACCCGACTTTTACTTTCTCTTAGAGCTTGGGGAGCATCGTCCAAGGAAGACGCTAAAGCAAAAGCCGCAGCGATCTCTAAGAGGAATAAGAAGTGAGACCAGTTTCAGTCGGAATTAGCCCAACAGCGGCAACATTGACTACTGTTTATACAGTACCGACTGGATATTACGCTCTCTTTAATCTTCTTTATGCACATAATGCTAGCGGCTCTACCAAGCACTTCACAGCACAATGGTATGACTCTAGTTCATCAACTTCTTACGATATTCTTAAAGAATATAGCTTAACTGCTAAAGAATATCTAAAGTTTGATGGTGGTGCATATATCGTGCTTGAAGAGGGCGATCAAGTTCGTGTAACAACAGAAACAGGAAGCACTTATACTTTCATTTGTACATTTGAAGTACAAGGAGCGCAAAGAACATGACCTACTTAGAACTTGTTAACGATGTGCTAATTCGCTTGCGTGAAAGCACAGTATCTACTGTTGGCGAAACAACATATTCTTCTTTGATTGGCAAGTTTGTCAATGATGCAAAGCGTCAGATCGAAGACACATACACTTGGAATTGCTTGTCACAAACAGTAACAATCTCAACTACTGGTGGCACACATTCTTATTCTTTGACTGGTGTTGGTCAAAAGTTCCGTGTTATGGATGCTCTTAATACAACTAGCAATGTTGTCATGGGTGATGTTCCTTTCACAAGCATGAATCGTAAGTTGAACTTTGTAACTCCTGTTCAAGGAATCCCATCTGAATACTGCTACAACGGAGTAGATTCTAGTGGCGATACAAAGATTGATTTGTACCCAATTCCTGATGGCGCTTACACAATCTTGTTTGATGTGATTGTCCCTCAAGCTAATCTTTCTTCTGATAGCACTACAGTCAAAGTCTTGGACTATTTGGTGACTCAGAGTGCCTATGCTCGTGCTTTGATTGAGCGTGGTGAAGATGGTGGAACTAACTCTAATGAGGCTTATGCTTTGTTCAGAGGAATGCTTGCTGATGCTATTGCAATGGAAAGCACTCGTTACCCTGAAGACAATTTTGAGGCAGTCTAATGGCAGCTCCACTACAAAGTTACAGTCTTTCAGCACCAGGCTTCTATGGCCTGAATACTGAAGATTCGCCCTTAGATTTAGGGTCTGGCTTTGCTTTAGTTGCTACAAACTGCATTCTTGACCAATATGGTCGTATTGGTGCTAGAAAAGGTTGGACAAAAGTCAATGCCTCTTCTGGAAACCTTGGCGCTAACGATGTTGGCGTTATCCATGAGTTAGTTCAGAATGATGGCACTTTAACAGTCCTGTTCGCTGGTAATAGCAAGATATTCAAACTTGGTACATCTAATGCTGTGACTGAGTTGAGCTATGGTGGTGGCGGTACTGCTCCTACCATTACTGCAAATAACTGGCAATGTGCATCTTTGAATGGCATTGCATACTTCTTCCAAACAGGGCATGACCCTTTGATTTACGACCCTGCTATAAGTACAACTACTTATCGTAGAGTGTCCGAGAAATCTGGTTATGTAGCTACTGTTCCACAAGCAAATATCTGTTTATCTGCTTTTGGTCGTTTATGGGTTGCTAACACTTCTAGTGACAAGGTAACGATCAGCTTCTCTGATCTGATTGCAGGTCATGTATGGGGTGGTGGTACTTCAGGAACATTGGATGTTTCTCGTGTATGGCCTAATGGTGCTGATGAAGTGATGGGCTTGGCTGCTCACAATGACTTCTTGTTTATCTTTGGTAAACGACAGATTCTTGTTTACTCAAATGCTTCTACACCCGCTTCTCTTGTTCTGAGCGACACAGTAGGCTCTATTGGCTGTATTGCTAGGGATACCATTCAGAGTATTGGCTCTGATGTTGTGTTCTTGTCAGACTCAGGTGTTCGTTCATTGATGAGGACTATTCAAGAGAAGTCTGCTCCTTTGCGAGACATCTCTAAGAATGTTCGTTTTGACCTGAATTCATCATTGGCAAGCGAAACATTGGCTAATTTGAAGTCTGTTTACTCAGAAAAAGAAGCCTTCTATCTGCTTGTTTTGCCTGCAACATTCCAAGTTTATTGCTTTGATACTAAGCAAACTTTGCAAGATGGATCGTTCAGGGTCACTAAGTGGGACTCTATTGCTCCAACTTGTTTGAAATCACTTAGAAATGGTGATTTGTATCTTGGTAAGAATGGCTACATTGGTAAGTACAACGGCTATCTTGACGATGATGCCACTTATCGCTTTGCTTACTATACAAACAATGCTGACTTGGGAAATCCTAACCAGATTTCGATTCTCAAGAATGTGACCGCCATTGTGATTGGTGGCTCAAATCAGTACTTAACGATTAAGTGGGGATTTGACTATTCTGGTGCTTATCAAGCCGAGAATATCTATATTCCTACTCAGACAAGTTATGAGTATGGTACTGCTGAGTACAACATTGCTGAATACACAAGTGGTGTTCCTATCAAGACTCTTTCTGCCAATGCTTCAGGTGCGGGAAAGATTGTCCAAACTGGTTATGAAACAACGATTAACAATGTTTCATTTTCTCTGCAAAAGATTGAAATTCAAGCCAAAGATGGCAAAATGGGCTAAGGAGAATTATCTTGAGTAACTACACAAAGACCACCAATTTCGCCAGTAAAGACAATTTGTCGCCTGGCAATCCTTTAAAGATTGTCAAGGGTGCTGAGATTGACACCGAGTTCAACAATATTCAGACTGCTGTTGCCACTAAGACTGACAACTCTAATGCCAATATTACTGGTGGCTCAATTACTGGTATTGCAGATTTGGCTATTGCTGATGGCGGTACAGGAGCTTCTACTGCTACTGCTGCTTTGAACAACCTCTTGCCTAGCCAAACAGGTAACGCAAACAAGTATCTCCAGACTGATGGCACTAACGCTTCTTGGGATGCTGTTAGCCTATCTACTTCTGATATTACTGGTACTTTGCCTGTTGCAAATGGTGGTACTGGCGTAACTTCATCTACTGGTACAGGCTCTGTTGTTCTGTCAAACAGTCCTACTTTGGTGACTCCCGCATTGGGAACTCCCGCTTCTGCGACTTTGACAAACGCAACAGGATTGCCGATCTCTACTGGTGTAAGTGGTTTAGGTACTGGTGTTGCTTCTTTCTTGGCTACTCCTTCATCTGCTAACTTAGCATCTGCTGTTAGTGATGAAACAGGCTCAGGTGCTTTGGTGTTTGCCAATAGCCCAACCTTGGTCACTCCCGCCCTTGGAACGCCCTCTAGCGGCACTTTGACCAATGCTACTGGCTTGCCTATCAGCACAGGTGTTTCAGGTCTTGGAACAGGCGTAGCAACCTTCCTAGCGACTCCATCAAGTGCAAACCTTATCTCTGCTGTAACAGATGAAACTGGCACAGGCTCTTTAGTCTTTGCTAACTCTCCTACATTGGTGACACCTGCTTTGGGTACACCTTCTAGCGCAACCTTAACGAATGCTACAGGTCTTCCAATTGCTACAGGTGTATCTGGTTTAGGTACTGGCGTGGCTACAGCTTTGGCGGTCAATACAGGCTCTTCTGGTGCTCCTGTTGTCAATGGTGGTGTGCTTGGTACTCCTTCAAGTGGTACAGCGACTAACTTGACAGGCTTGCCTTTGTCTACAGGCGTAACAGGAACTCTTCCTGTCGCCAATGGTGGCACAGGTCAGACTAGCTACACAGATGGTCAACTGTTGATTGGTAACACAACAGGTAATACTCTTGCTAAAGCTACTTTGACAGCGGGTACTGGTATTTCTATTACCAATGGTGGTGGTTCAATCACGATTGCTGCTTCTGGTGGCGGTGGATCGGGTGATGTTACTGGCCCTGCATCTTCTACAGACAATGCTTTGGCTCGTTTTGATAGTACTACTGGCAAGATTATTCAGAATTCTGTTGGTATTTTGAGTGATACAGGTGCTATTTCTGGATTGACAGACATCTCTGCTTCTGGTGCTGTAACCCTCTCTGGAGGAACAGCCAACGGAGTAACCTATCTCAATGGTTCAAAGGTTCTGACAAGTGGCTCTGCGCTAGTCTTTGATGGGACAAGTTTATTTGTTGGTGCTACTTCTGCTGCGGCAGGAAAGTTGGTAGTTAAAGATACAGCATCTAGCAATCATTTGTGGCTAATTGGTCGTACAAGTGATGGCGCATCTTCTGTGTCGTTTAGAAATGCGGCTGATTCTGCATACGCTGGGCGTATTGAAGTTGACCCTACAAGCGGAATGTTGATTGGTACTACTGGTGGCACTACTCAATTGACGCTTAATACATCAGGCAATCTAGGCTTGGGAGTTACTCCAAGTGCTTGGGCAACCTTAAAGGGCTTTGATATATCTTCTTATGGTGGAGTGTTTGGATATACCAACCAAGTCGGTATTATTGGTAACGCTTACTATGGTAGTGATTGGACTTACAAGGCTAATGGCCCTGCTACTTATTATTATCAGAGTAGTGGCACTCATGCTTGGTTTTTAGCCGCATCAGGCACAGCAGGAAACGCTATCTCCTTTACGACTGCGATGACTCTGGATGCCGATGGTGAACTTGGTGTAGGCACTACAAGCCCTACTGCAAAAGTTCATGCCTACTCAGGTACTGCAATGAAGCAGTTGACTGTTGATGGTACTGGAGCAATTAAAACTGGTATTAACTTTGCAAGCGGTGGCACTACTTACGGACAAATCTATTTTGATAATAATAGTCCGTATGACATGAGTGTCATGCAACAGTACAGCACAGGCTCTTTGCGTTTTGGTACTAACGACACAGAACGAGCCAGAATAGACTCTAGCGGTAACTTGCTGGTGGGGACTACGAGTACAAATGAAACATCTGGAACTGGCGGCAGGTTTCTTGCTGATGGCGCTGTAAGAAGCACAAGGTCATCCACAGTTAATACCAGCTCAACTCTTGATGTTTATTCAACTGGTGCTAGTGCTTTCCGATTCTATGTCGGTATGGGTGGAACTGTGTTTGCCACAAGCACCACAATTAGTGCCATTTCTGATATTCGTTTCAAAGAGAATGTGCGCGACTTAGATGCTGGTCTTGCTGAAGTACTGGCTCTTAAACCTCGCTTGTATGATTGGAAAGAAGGCAAAGGCGCAAACATTAAAAATGCTCGTGGCTTTATTGCACAAGAGTTTGAAGAAGTATTTCCTGACCTAATTGACGAATGGAAAGATGAAGCACCTGAAGGTGAAGAACCATACAAATCTGTGCGTCAGGATTTAATTCCTGTTTTGGTCAAAGCCATCCAAGAACAACAAGCCCTAATCCAATCACTCAAGGCACGACTTGATGCCGCTAACCTTTAAGGACTAATATGACTACAGTCAGGTATCCAAATCAGTTTCAGCCACAAGAACGGGCTACTGCTATGGGTAAAGGCTTGGCTCAATATTTTACTGGTCGCCCATGCAAAAATGGTCATATTGCAAATAGATGTACTGCAAATGGTGTTTGTTTGGAGTGTTCAAAGTTAATACAAAAAAGAACAATTGCCAAAAAATTGGAAAACAATCCAAATCATTACAAAGAAAGATATGCTTCAAATCCAGAAAAGTATCGTTTGCAGGCTGAAAAATACAGAAACAAATTTCCAGAACGTGTCAAAGAATCTAATCAAAAAATGAATGGAAAGCGCAGGCCACAGAAAGCTGCTGCTGAAATGAAAAGAATTGCTACAAAATTAAATGCAACTCCTAAGTGGCTTTCAAAAGATGATTTTGATTGGATTGATGCGTACTATCAAGAAGCGCAAAAACATAAAGAAATGTTTGGGATGGTGTTAGCTGTTGACCATATTGTTCCATTGAAAGGTAAGCAAGTTTGTGGACTTCATGTTCCTTGGAATATGTGTTTGCGAACCAAGTCTGACAATTCAAAGAAAAACAATAAATTAACAGATGATGCTTATTTGCCAAAACAGACTGGTATTCTTATTGCAACATCTGCATTACCTTGGAATTTAAAAAAGGAAAATTATGTCAATCTCGTATAACTGGACAATTTCAGAAACAAACTATCAAGTAGCAAATGGCTATGTTTTTTGTGCGCATTGGCAAGCCACAGCAGTAGATGGTGAACACACAGCATCCATCTATTCCACTTGCTCATGGGCAGATGGCACAGTCAATACACCTTATGACCAACTAACTCAAGAAACAGTTTTGGGTTGGGTATGGGCTAATGGTGTTGATAAACAAGCAACAGAAGATGCTCTGGCGGCTAATATCGCTTTGCAGAAAGCACCAGTAACGGCACAGGGTTTGCCATGGAGTCAAGCATGAATTTAGACCTTGACCAAAACGAAGTGCAATTCATTTTGAATGTGTTGGGTGAGATGCCTGCTAAATCA